TACAATGGAAGAGGTAGATGCCATACTTGCAAAAGACCTTACTAGGTTTGAATCAGGAGTTCTTAAGTATTGTCCTAGTGCTGGCAGTCGCCAAAGCTGGCTGGACAGTCTGGTCAGTTTTAGTTTTAACCTAGGACTAGGAACCTTGCAACGCAGCACTCTGCGACAGAAACACAACCGGGGCGACTCTGCTGGGGCCGCCGAAGAATTTTTAAAGTATTGCAAAGCCGGTGGTAAGGTCTTAAGAGGACTCGAGAACCGCCGTAAAGACGAACGCGCACTATACCTTAGTTAAGGAAACATCATGGCATCTACTTACTCCCCCGACTTACGTATCGAGCTTATTGCTAACGGCGAGCAGTCTGGTTACTGGGGTACAACCACAAATAACAATCTCGGTACCTTGATTGAAGATGCTATTTCGGGGGCGGCAACGGTAACCACAACCACTGCAAATCAAGCGTTGACCATACAAAACGGTTTGGCAGACCAAGCGCGAAATGCGGCTCTTGTATTAAATACGTCTTCTGGAGCAAACTATAACGTCTACGCCCCACCGGTTACTAAACTGTATGTTGTAAAAAATGCAAACTCGACATACTCCTGCACACTTTACGCAAGCTCTGTTGCAGGTAATACTACCGCGGCAGGTACTGGGGTAACTATTCCAGCGGGGGCATCTGTGTTAGTACGCTGTGATGGCACTAATGTTGTTGGGCAGTTTGATTACATTGCTAACGATTTAACGGTAAGCGGTGCCACTAGTTTTGTAGGTAACACCACTTTTGGTAATACACGTTTATCAGCCGCATACGCTCAAGGCAGTGGTAGCACTACGGCTACCTTCACAGTTGCTAACACGTATGTAGGTGGAACAACGGTAGTTTATATCGCTACTACTTCTGGCACTTTTCCTTCAGGTTCTTACACGGTCGCTACAGCGTCATCTACCAACTTTACTGTCACTGCAACAGCACCTGCCTCCGCTATATCGGGTAATGCACTTGTTACAGACGATACGGTAACAGTAAATGGGGTCGTTAACCCCGGTGTTATTATTGACGGCTCAAGCACAATTCCTGCGCTACGTGTAACCCAAACCGGTAGTGGAAATGCTTTTCAAGTAGACGATGCTACTAACCCAGACACTACCCCCTTCATAATAGATAACGCCGGACAAATTGTTACTGGGTACACAGCCCCGATATCCGCATTTTCTGCTAACACGTTAACCCCACGCATACAAGAACTTGGCACAGATGCTAACGGCGCGGCAATGGGGTTGGCTTTATTTAATTCTAGTACAGCGCAAATAGGCCCATCGCTAGAGTTAGCAAGGTCAGCTTCAACATCATCAATAGGAACATTTACCGCAGTCCCTGCTGGAGCTTTGTTAGGAACAATTAATTTTTCTGCGGCAGATAGCGCTAAATTCCAACCTGCTGCAACTATTCGTGGGGTTTCAGCGGCGGCAACGACCACAGCCAACGCCCCTGCGTATCTCTCAATTAGCACCATACCTGCGCTATCAACTACTTTAATTGAACGTCTTCGTGTTGATAGTGACGGCAACATTATTGTTGGTGCTGGGGAAGCATCTGCGTCTACTACAGGAAATACTGTTCGTGGTCCTAACCGTACTGGCACTGATGTGGCTGGTGCAAATCTTACTATTGCAGCGGGTAATGGTACTGGCACAGGTGGTTCTGGCAGCATAGTATTACAAACAGCCCCTGCTGGCGCTACAGGTACAGCCCAGATAGCGATGGTTGACCGCGTAACAGTTTCTCCAGTTGGTTTAGTGTCTGCTAAGTACGGCACAATGGACACCACTACGTTACCATCAGAAGCCGTATATCGTTTGGGTACAAACTACGTTCCTACAGCAAGCACCTCGCAAATATCAATGTTTAATGCGGGGATACCTGTAGCGGCAAACACTACGTATGAAATAGATATGTCGTTTGTTTTAACAAAAACCGCAGGTACCACGGCGCACTGGATATGGTTAGCTCTTGATGCGGGAAGCGGCACTATTAGTAGCGCAAACTATTGGGTTAATGGGTATTACGCTACGTCTGCTACCGCGCTTACTTTTGGTCCTATTGCAGGGGCAACGGCAACGGGCAGTCTTTTTGGAATTATACAAACCCCTTCTGCGACACTTGCAACAGGGCCAATGAGTACTAATGCAAACAATGTATTTCAAGCCAAAGTTATTGGAACAATTACATTTACTACAGCGGGGACATTTACGCCAAAGTATTTAACGTCTAGCTCGTCAACGGTTGCTACGGGAGTAGCTGTAGGTCCTTATACAACTCAAGCAGGATCATACATAAAAATTCGTGCTTTAAGCACCGCTACTACGGCAACTATTAATGTTGGTGGTTGGGTTTAAGGAGTAAAGCATGCCTTTACAAAAACTCCAATTTCGTCCGGGCGTTAACCGAGAAAGCACCACGCTTGCTAATGAGGGTGGTTGGTTTGAGTCGGACAAGGTGCGTTTTCGTTCTGGCTACCCTGAAAAGATTGGTGGTTGGGCGGTTGCCGACGGCTCGTTCGCTACATTTGTTGGTGTGTGCCGTTCTCTTTTTAATTGGGCTACGCTTAAGAGCGTTATTTTGCTGGGGCTTGGCACTAACTTAAAATTTTATATAGTGTACGGTGGGCAGTACTACGACATCACACCTATTAGAAGCACGACTGCCGCCGGTGATGTAACTTTTGCAGCTACTAATGGGTCTTCTACTATCACAGTAACTGACACAGCTTTTGGTGGGCAGACCGGAGATTTTGTTACGTTTAGTGGCGCTGTATCTCTTGGCGGCAACATAATTGCGGATGTTTTAAACCAGCAATATCAAATAACGTATGTCAGCGCAAACACATACACTATCCAAGCGCGCGCAAAAAATACAACCGTTGAAAACCCCGGCGCGTTTGTTTTAGCCAACGCTTCTGATAGCGGAAATGGTGGAAGTTCTGTTATTGGTAAATATCAAATTTCCCCCGGCGGAGACATATTTACTTACAGTACTGGTTGGGGCGCAGGGCCTTGGAACGGTGCGGCTATTGGTGTTGGCACTGATGCTTGGGCGCATGGTTGGGGTACGGCTTATACCGCAGGGGCATCCGGTGTTGGTTCGCAATTACGTTTGTGGAGCCAAGCAAATTTTGGGCAGCAGTTACTTTTTGCACCAAGAAGCGGTTCTATTTATTACTGGGACCCCGGTTCAGGCACCACGCCAACTTTTTCTAACAACCCCGGTGTAGCACTCACATCTAATAGCACAACACAATGCCCCGCACAGGTATATCAAGTAATGGTGGCAGATGCTTCACGTATTGTTATTGCATTGGGGTGTAATAATTATGAGGGGGCATTAGGCGATGGTTTGTTTGACCCCATGCTTGTTCGTTGGTCTACTAATGAAGATTATTCTGTCTGGTCGCCGTCAGTAGCAAATCAAGCGGGTAGTTTTCGTTTATCTCGTGGGTCTGGAATTATCACGGGAATACAAACACGACAAGAAATTTTAGTATGGACTGACTCCACGCTTTATTCAATGCAGTATCTGGGGCCACCATACGTATTTGGTTTTAATATTTTAGCGGACAACATATCTATTATCTCCCCAAATGCTGCGGCAACGGCTAACGGGGTTACGTACTGGATGGGTTCAGATAAATTTTATGCTTATTCGGGGCGAGTAGAAACGCTGCCGTGCGCTTTACGTTCGTACGTATTTGACGATATTAACCGAAACCAAGACTACCAAATTGTTAGTGGTACTAATGAGGGCTATTCTGAAATCTGGTGGTTCTACTGCTCGGCAACATCAAATACCGTTGATCGCTACGTGATATTTAACTATCTTGACCGTGTTTGGTACTACGGCAGCATGAACCGCACTGCATGGTTAGATAGCCCATTACGCCAATATCCACAAGCAACCAACGGAAACCAAGCGTCTTATTTGGCAGCGGCTATAACCAGTACAGACACAACTATTCCGCTAATAAATGCTGTTGGTTACCCTAATTCGGGGGTTATAAAAATTGATAGCGAGCAGATAGCATACACAGGAAATACAGGCGCAAGCTTAACCGGCGCTACACGAGGGTATAACAACACTACTGCGGCATCCCACGTTATAAATTCGTTTGTTCCTTCATACGCATCTAACTTACTAGTGTTTCACGAAGCTGCGGTGGATGACGGTACTACTAACCCCCCTTCGGCTATTCCAGCGTTTGTGCAATCGGCGGACTTTAATATTGGTGATGGGCATAACTACGGTTTTGTGTGGCAGATTGTTCCTGATATAACGTTTAATGGGTCAACTACCGCATCGCCCAACTTACCTCAAGTGACGTTTACTATTCGACCAAGACAAAACCCCGGCAATAACTACAATACGGCTGGCTCCCCAACGGTCGCATCAACGGTGTCTTACGCGCAACAAAATGTATATAACGTGCAACAATTTACTGATATTGTGTACACCCGTGCCCGTGGTCGCCAGATGGCGCTTAGAATAGATTCAGATACGTTGGGTACTCAGTGGCAATTAGGTGTGCCCAGTATGAACGTACGTCCTGACGGTAGGAGAGCTTAAACATGCCTGTGCCAACCCCAGTAATCCCCCTAGCGCCCGTTCAATACGAACAAAAATACCAAGATCAATTAAACCGGATTTTGGCGCAATACTTTAATCAAAACGATAACCCCGGACAGGTAGCAGGTTCTGCTGAAAAGGTGGGCACAACTAAAGTGGTTGCAGGAATGACATTTAACCGCGCAACCCCTACAGTAGCTGCCGGAAGTTTTGTTGTGGGTACCCAGTACCGGATTGCAACGATAGGCACTACAAACTTTACTTTAATTGGCGCATCGGCTAATACAGTCGGGATAACTTTTACCGCTACAGGGGTTGGCACGGGTACCGGCACAGCAAATTTGGTGTCTGGAACAGCTCAAACGTATAGTTTTGCCACCCAAGCAGATTTAGCTAACCTTCGTGTGGGTGATGTGTATGTGGATACGTCGGCTAGTAATGTTTTAAAAATGAAAACATCGTAACGGCAAAAAGCGGCTTTTTGTTACGCCGTATGTTACTATTGACAGAATTTTTTAAAGGTGCTTTATGAGTTTGCACACCCTAGCTAACCACGTTCAAAGTGCCGGTCGCGGCGAAGATAAGGTACTCGTCCACATGACACCGAGCGAGGTGCATGGTTTGCAATCGTTAGCAAAAGCACATGGTGGTTCTCTCACCATTAACCCTGAAACAGGATTAGCTGAAGCGGGGTTTTTGTCGTCCATACTGCCTATGGTTGCAGGTTTTGGTTTGACGGCATTAACAGGTGGGGTAATTAACCCCATGACTATTGGCCTTATAACTGGGGGCGCTGGCGCGCTTGCAACAGGCAGTTTAAGTAAGGGTTTGATGATGGGCTTGGGCGCTTATGGCGGCGCTGGTTTAGCTGGTATGGCGGGTCTTGGGGCTGCTGCGGCACCCGCGGCTAGTGCTGGTTTAGAAGCTGTAGTTCCACCAGCAGCAGGTACTTCTTTAACAGCGCCAACAATATCCCCTACCGTAGCCGGTATGCCTCCTACTGCGGGCACCGCCTTTACAAGCGCTTACCCAAGTCCTTACACAATTCCCGGAGTCCCTGCGGGTACAACCGCCGCTACCACTGCCGGTACAGCAGCTACAGCTAACCCTATTTTAAATCCAACACCAGTAGCAACAGCAAACGCTACGCCTTCCATGTCAGGCAAACTAGGCGCGGATTTTAAAACGCTGACCAACGACTTTAGTATGCAGAATGCAGGTGCGTTTGTTAAAGAACACCCGTTGGTAACGGCAGGTGCGCTAGGTTTAGGCTACAGCGCATTAAATCCTCCGAAAAACCCTGAATTAAAAAAATCTGAGGCAAACATTCGCCCATACGACAATAGCTCATTTCAAGTTAATCCGAACGTAGAGTATTACCAACCTTATAGCGGCGCTAGTACCGCAGAGCGTAACTACTTTACAGGGGGGCTACAAGCCCTACCTATTCAAAAAGTGGCTGAAGGTGGGTTAACAAATTTGGCAGTGGGCGGCCCAGTAGAAACGATGTCGGCTGAAAATGCAGTAGGGCAAAATATGGGATACCCACAGGCTCATTTAGAAACATCTATGTACAGCAACCCAATGGTTCAGCGCCCAACGCCATCCGATGTAATTAATCAAGGTACGGATACTAACGTTGACCGTTACTCAGGCGAAGAACGTATGGCTGATGGGGGGTATATTGCTAACGTAGACCCCGGGCTTCAAGCATTAGCCCAATACGCAAGTGGTGGCGTTTCACACTTAGGAGACTATTCAGATGGAGGCCGTTTACTGCGTGGGCCGGGTGATGGTGTCAGTGATTCTATCCCTGCTTCTATTGGCAATCGTCAGCCCGCTCGTCTTGCTGATGGTGAATTCGTTATACCCGCCCGGATTGTGTCAGAAATTGGCAATGGTTCCACCGAAGCTGGTGCTCGTAAGTTGTATGCAATGATGAACCGTGTACAAGGCGCTCGTAAAAAAACAGTAGGTAAAAACCAAGTAGCAAAAAACACTAAAGCTGAACGCCTTTTACCAGCATGACAATGTTAGTTTACGCAGACTGTGATCCATTTGCGTTTGTAAAAGAGATGGAAGTTCTGTTCTCTCTGCATTATGAAGAGTTATGTGTAACTAAAGATTTTCCGCTAATCCCTGACTACGATGCGTATAAAAAACTGGCAGATGCAGGAATGTTGCGATGTATCACGGTACGTGCAGATGATGAAGTAATTGGGTATGCGATCTTTATTATCCAACCCCATTTGCACTACATGACCTGTAAGACCGCATTTGAAGATATTTATTACATACGCCCAGATTTTCGTAAAGGGCGTGTAGGCATCAGGCTGTTTAAGTATGCTGAAGAAGTGCTCAAAGGTATTGGTGTAAACCGAATTATTATGCACACAAAAATTCACATGGATAATTCCACGTTGTTTGAATACTTGGGATATAAATTAACAGATAAATTGTTTACCAAAATTTTGTAAAGGCGGTCATGGAATATTCTCGCAGACAACTTGAAGCCGCACTAGAACCGTTTGGTGAAAGTGCTACGCGCAAAAAACCCGGGGGCCGCATTTATGGAGGCGGCGGCAGCGCGCCATCACAACCAACCAATCAAACGGTCACCAATACTAGTATCCCTGAATACGCGAGACCGTATGTTGAACGCATGCTGGGTAAATCTGAGGCGTTGGCAAACACTCCGTATCAACGTTACGGCGGGGAGCGTATTGCTGGGTTTTCTGATTTGCAAAAGCAAGCATTTGGTGAAGCTCAAAATTTAGGCCCCGCGCAGCAGCTTGGTGTTGGTACGCAATTAGCAGGTGCGGCAGGGTTAGGCTCGCTACAAGCAGGACAGAATTATCAGAACATGGCAACCAACCCCGGTGCTATGCAAGCCTACATGTCGCCGTATATCCAAGGAGCGTTAAACCCTGCAATGGATGAGGCGCGTCGGCAGTCAGATATAACAGGCACGCGAAATGCGGGACAGGCGGTAGGTGCAGGTGCTTTCGGTGGATCACGGTTTGGTTTACAAGAAGCGGAACGCGATCGTAATTTAGGGCAACTACAAAACCAAATCTACGGCGAAGGGATGCAAAAAGCATTTCAGAACGCCCAACAAGCACAACAGTTTGGAGCAACGCTAGGGTTGCAAGGTTATGGTCAAGGGCTACAAGCAGCTAACACTATGGGGCAGTTAGGTCAGACTCAGTTCGGTCAACAGCAAGCAGCTATGCAAGCACGCGCTCAAGCAGGTGGACAACAGCAACAGCTTGAACAACAAAAACTAACCCAACAGTTGCAAGACTTTTTGGATCAACGTGGCTACAATCAGAAGCAACAAGCGTTTATGTCCGACATGCTTCGCGGTCTTCCAATGTCACAAGCTACACAAGCCGAGTATACGGCGCGTCCTTCAATGGTGTCTCAGATAGGCGGCTTAGGTTTGGCAGGGTATGGTATGTTTGGTAGAGGTAATGCTGAAGGCGGCATGATTGAAGAAGACCGTATGGAACAAAGCTATCCCGGACTAGGTGAATTAGCTATGCACAACGCAACAAAGAAAGCGCGGGGTTAATATGTCTATCGGACTGCCAGATATTAACAAGTATTTTAAAATAGCCATGACCTACCCTGTGGAGCGGCTACAGGCTGTTATCCGCAATCAAGATCATTCTATCCCTGCTTTGGCGGCAATGGCGGCGTTTGAAGTTAAAGGCCCTATGGATATAGCCGCTAAAGCAGCGCAAGCGGCACAAAAGCAGTCAACAGTTAGCGTACGCGATAAGTTAGCACGCGAGGGCGAAGAAGAAAAAAATGGCATGCTGCCTGACAACCTGATGCTGGCTATGCAGCAAAAGCAACAACAGTCTTTGCCTGAGAACACAGGCATTGGTCAACTACCCGCAGAAAACATGGAGACTATGGGTTCTGCTGACGGCGGCATTATTGGTTACGCTGATGGTGGGTATGTACAAAGGTATGCAGGAGAAGATGGTAGCTTTGTGTCTTCTGTAGGGAACTTCTTTAGTGGCATGATACCAAAAGCGTATGACGAAGAAACTAAACAAAAATTAAACGCTATTGACAGTGAGCGTCGTTCTTACGCTAAACAGCTTTACGATATAGCAGGTCCTTCTGGACGTAATACAAAAACACCAGAACAACAAATGGCTGCAGATAGGCTTAAAGAGCGCATTGACCAACTTGATAAAGTTTTTTTTGAAACAAAAAGTAAAGGTACAACGGTAGCAGACAAACCTGCACCTGCTGCTTCTGCGGGCGCTAACGAAGCAAGAATATCAAAGCCTTACCCTAGCAATGTTAAACCAAAAGCAGTTGACCCAACAGCGGGACAAGCCGTTACTGATGCTAACGCTAATCCGGGGTTAATTTCGTCTTTACCTGCGTTAACCGATACAAATCCATTTGCAGATAAAAAAACAAGCAAAGGCGTAACCACAGACACAGCCCCCGGCATAGCCGCGTTGCCAAGCCAAGCTCCTAAAATTCAACCTACTACAGTGGAGCCGTTGAGTAAGATCGGCGCTGATATTAACAGCACGTTCGGCGTTGGTAAGTTAAAAGAAGGCGCGGATTCAATTGCTCGGCTTTACGCAACAACGGATGAAGAAGCTCGCGAACGTTTTAAATTACGTCCGACGTATACACCGTATGACAAATATGAAAAAAGTTTACAAAAAGAAGAAACAGATGCAGTCAAAGATAAAAAAGATGCGTTTTACGACGCGTTAACTAACGCTGGTTTGGGTATTGCTGCTGGTAAATCGCAGTATGCGTTACAAAATATTGCTGAAGGTGCGATGGTTGGCACTAAGCAGTACAGCTCTGCTATGAAAGATTTAAAAACTGCAGCCAAAGAACGCCAAAAAGCATTTGCCATGATTGATGAAGCGCGTCTTGCTAAGACAGAAAGAGATTTTGATAAAGCTGATGCGTTGGAAGATAAAATTGCGGGGCACCAGATTGAAGCAAGAAAACTGGGCATTGATGCGCTAGCAAAAACTTTGCAAATTACCATTCCGGAAGCTACAAAAATACACGACACGCAGTTAGCGCAAGCAGGGGCGGACAGAAGGACAAATGCAGAAATAGAAGGAAGGATTCAAACTACTAATCTTGCAGGGCAGTATGATCTTGCAGGGCGTAAAATAATGGCTAGCGCTTACGGGGGTAACAAAGACCCGTACAATGTTGCGGTAGACAATGCTAAATCCCTTATGGACACGCAACTAAAAGCCAATCCAATGCTTGTGCTTGAATATCAAAAAAATCCGCAAAGGTATCAGCAAGACATGGGCGCGTTAATACAGCAAATGCTAAATAAATCTATAACAGGTGGTGGCGGTGCGCCGGGCGCTGTCGCTCCAAAATTCCTTGGTTTTGAAAAACAATAAACTATGCCAATAGCACGCTTTCAAATGCCCGATGGTAGGGTGGCACGATATGAAGTGCCTGAAGGAACTACGCCTGAACAAGCGCAAGCAATGATTGCGCAGTCTCTTGGCACAACAATGCCAGAAGAAAAAGTTAAAAAGCCGGGCATACTAGAAAGTGGCTACGCAGGTCTTGAAAAGCTTTTATCCTCACAGCGCACAGCACTTGAGACTCCATTTGGTGCTAAGGAAGCCGCAGAGGCGGGTTTAAAGCGTTCTACTGCACTGGAAAAAGAAACACCATCACAGTTAAGTCTGGACGCTGTTAAAGAAAAATACCAAAAGGAAGGCATCCTTCCTGCGGCTGGCGAAGTGTTGCGCCAAGCGCCACACTTTATTGCTGAACAAAGTCCTCAGTTAGCCGAAGCATTTGCGACTGGTAGGTTAGGCGCTATGGCAGGTTCTGCTTTTGGTCCTGTTGGTACAGGCGTTGGTGCGGTGGCTGGTGCTGTCACGCCTATGTTTTTGCAAGCGTTTGGTTCAGGCGCTGAACGTCGTGAATCTGAAGGGCTGCAACCTGATGTTCTTAAAACAGGTGCGTCTGCTGCAGGTCAAGCGGGGTTGGAATACGCCTCGATGGTGATTCCTTTTGGCGGCAAGTTGATGCGCGGTTTGTTAGGCATTCCTGCAAAAGAAGCAGAACAAGCGTTGTTTTCTCCTGCGGCACGTAAGCTAGCAGAAGAAAGACTGGCAACTACGATAGCCAAAGGTACCGGTAAAGGTTTGTTTGCTGAGATTCCTACGGAAGTAGGTCAGCAGATGCTAGAGCGGTGGCAAGCAAACAAACCGTTGATGTCTGACGATGCACTAAAAGAATACACAGAAGCTGCCTACGGCGCTGGATTGTTTGGCGCTCCTATGGGCGGTATTGGCCGCGCTGTACAAAAAAGCCAAGCCAAAACAGATGTAGCAGAAGAAGATGCGGCTAAAGCTAGAGAACGTATGCAAACAGAACAAGACGCTGAACGTGCGCGTCTTGAGTCCCCCGAGTATTTGCTTGGCCTTGAACCACAGCTTGAAAAGCTAACGGCTGAACGTGACCGTATTAAAGCAGAACGTGAAGCAGCCATTGGTAAGCGCCCGGGTAAGAAAAACAAAGCGGCACAGGCTGAGTACGACGCTGCGGCAGAACCATTTAACGAGCAACTGCGTGAGATTTACAACGAGCTAAATCCACTACAGCAAGAGTTTGCACGTAACAAAACAAAGATCGAAGGCTTGAAAGAAAAGCAGCGCGTAGAAGCTATGTCGCCTAATGAATATTTGTTAGAGCAAGCAAGCGGGCAAAGCCTTGAAAACGTTTTAACGTCTGTCGACGATGATACAAAACAACTAGTCAAACAATACGCTAAAACAGAAAGAAAGACAGCTGAACCTGACATTGCTGATGTATGGGAACAGTTTGGCAAAGAAAAAAATCCTAAACAAAAACTGCTTGACGATCAGCTAGAAGGCCTTCGTTATTGGGGTAAAGACATTAAAGACCCTGTTGTAGTTGTAAAAGCGCTAACAACAGAACCAACTTTAGCTAAAGCTATTTTAGCTAATGAAATTACTATTCCCGGATACAAAGGAAAAAAACTTACTGAGTTAAAAAATCTTTTAGCTGAGACGCAAGAGCTAAATTTAAAAACAATGTACCAGCAACGTGAAGCTACGGAAGCTAAAAGAGAACCGTTGTTGCCCGGCATAGAAACTGTAACTAACAAAGAAGAAAAACAAAAAGCAGAACAACAAGGAAAAATATTTGAAGAAGAAGGCGCGTTGCAGCGTATTGGTGAAAAGCCGACTCCAAAACCTATTACCCATTTACTTAACCAGTTAGCAACAGCCCTTGAGCAAAAGGCTGAAGGCAAAGAGCCGGGCATTACGGTTAAAAAGCTTGAGACGGATTTAGAAACAGCGGCACAACCTAAAGTTACAGCCGACGCTGTGCGCGGGATTGTAGACGCTACTACCCCTACGCTGTATAGCAATAATCTTGATGAGAACGGCAAACGTATACCGATAGACGAAAACGGTATGCGTAACATAAAGCGCCTTATTACAAACATTATTTCTACCGGCATTGAGCAAAACAAAACTGACGATGAGATTTTTGATGCGCTAGATAAAGAGGCGTTAGGTCACACGCTGCGTCAGTACTCAACAAAAGACAAGCAAGCCTTAAGAGACGCTATTGCCCAAGCACGAGAAAGCGTAACTGCTCAAGCTGAAGAAACAGGCCCCGGACTAGAACCTATTCCCGGCATAGTAGGCGCGGCTCCTGAAGGCGAAGTTGGAACACCTAGCCCACTAACGGCACGAGGTACAGCCCAGCAGCTTTTAAAGCGCGCAGATGAGATTGCACAAGACCGCGAAAACGCTCTGTTTGAAATACAAACATTAACGGACGACCTGCAAAAGAGCCGCACACTAGAAGGCCGTCGCCCCGGCGAAGCCTCGTCCACAGAAACAACGCTACACAACAGTGTCGAGCAAGCCAAGCGCCTGTACATACAACACGCGCTAGATGAGGCAGCACATCGCCGCCAAGCAGAAAACTTACAGCCTTTAACTAAAGAACAAGTACGCCTTGGTTCAGCGTTACTAAATACGCACATTAATAGCTTTGTGTTGGGTAACGCTACAAACAAAGAACTGCGTAAAGCAATTGATACGGTCTTAGCAAAACTAAGTACCCAGCGCCCCAAGCCACAACGTGTTGAAGCAGAAGGACTACGCAGACAAAGTGCGGCTGGCGAAGCAGCGCGTGTTGAGAAAGCTCGTGGGGAACAAGAAACGACCTTAGCAGGGGAGTTGGGCAAGCGTGAAAGATACGTTGTTAACATGGTAGAGCGAGTCATGCAGACTCGTGCTCCGTCACAACAAGTAGCAGGTATAGAAGGAACACGTACAGATAAACGTACGTTAAACCAAGACCTAGAAGAAGCGTTTAATAAAGCGTTGGGCCTTATTCAACAAAACAAATCGTCGCGAGCATTACTAGATGCGGTTGAAGAGGCGGCTGATCGGGCACTGCGTAACCAAGACTTAACGGATGCAGCTACTGCTATTAATGATGAGCTGCGTGTACTGGGTACGGTTACAGAAGATCAGACTGCACAGAGTTCGTTGTTTGGTAAAGAAGAAGATGTTGCTGTTGTACGCGCTAATGCCACAAACTTTGCTAAGTACTTAAAGTCTAATGAAGTTGCCAAACTACGGGCTGCGCTAAAGGGAGCACCTTCTGAAATTACTGAGTTGTTGTCTGTGTACGACGTTGATTTAGATGCACGGCAGAAACTGGTTAATACGTTACGCGCACAAGAAGCTGAACAACAGCTTGAATTACTTGAGGCCATGCGTTTTGCAGAAGAGTCTGGCACAGACGTTGAGCACGACACTACTTTATCAAAACAAACAGATAAACTTTTAGCTACCCAAACGCGGCTTGCTAAACTTGAACAGCTTATGGCAAAAGCTGCTGACGACAAACGTAAAGCAGCATTAAAACAGCAGACTCACCTATTTCCTTTAAGCCGTTTGCTGACGTTAGCTAGCGAATTAAAAACGCAAATTAAAGATTTAACATCTGATACGGCAGTAAAAATAGCAGAGCTTGAACGCATGATTCGCTTGCATTACGGCGAAATAAAATATGGTCCGTTTATTGCAAACCTGCGTCAGCAGATAGTAGAGCTTGACGGGGCACGGGTTCTTGCAGAAGCTGAGATTGAAAAATTAAACAAACAAGGGCGCGGGCAAACAGAAATGCCGGCGCTGCAAATGCTGTACAACGATTTGGTTGTGCTAGATAACAAAGCTAATTTGTTCTCGCGTGTTATTGAATACGCCCAGATGCAACAAGCTATGTTCTTTGGAAGCGCATCGTTTTTGGAAGTAGATTTTCACTACACTCAAGTAGTAAAAGCTTTAGAAAAACACGTTGGTAAAGGTTACAGCGAAACTAACACACCTAGCGGGTTGAAGTTTAAACGCGACTTACTTGAGACCGAACTGCGCCAAATACAAAACCGCGTTAAAACCGACGCTACTGCACAACAAGTAAAAACTATTGCGGATAGCAAAGTTCAACAAATTAAAGAAGTAAACAAACAGATTGATGAAACACAAAAAGAAATAGGCCGTTTAGCGCAAGAGCGTAACGGTTTACGTGAAGAGTTGGAGTTAGTTTCTATTTTAGCTGCAACCGACAAACGTGTTGTTGCCATGAAAGAACGCATTGCTGAACTAGAACGTCAGTTAAAAAGCATTGACTTTACTTCAGCAGAACAAAAAGCTGCGGCGGCAGAGGCTGCTGCCCTTCGGCAGAAAGTGGCTATTGAAACAAGAGCGTTAGAAAACTTGCGGGATACAACTAACCGCAAACGCATGATTATGGAAGAAGACCTGCAGACAGGTCTTGGTTTGCCCGGTGGTATATACCAGCGTCAGGAAGCAACGCGGGTAATGGGTTTGCTACGCCGCGCGTTAGTAACGCAAAGCAGACTACAAGATAAAAAAGCAGCACTTGAAGCCGCTGTTAAAGACGCGCCTGAAAAAAAGAAAGCCGCGCTTACTAAACGTATTAACAAAGCCCAGAAGGCTATTACCAAGCATTACAACGCCGTGGTTGGGCCGTTGCGTAATTCTGCGCGTGAAGCGGGCGTTAAGATTGAAAACTTCCCGACTGCAGGTTTTGGCAAACCCGGCTCTAAACCAAAACCAATTACTAAAGAAAGAGGTTTGTTTAGCGAGGAGACTGAAGCAGAGCGCGCAGAGCGCCTAGCAGCAGAAGCTGAACTTCCCGGCGTTACTGCAGAAATGAAAGCACCTGCAAGGGAGCAAGCTAAAGCAGCCGCCGAGACTGCGCGCACTATGGTGCAGCAAGCAAAACAAACAGGCATAAACCCACGTAAGCGCGGCAGAACATCTAAAGATTCATCGCTACAAGGCCGCGCACAGGAAAAGTTTGTTCAGGATTCTCCACGTTATAAAGCAGCCGTTGCTAAACACGGGGCACGTAGTCCTCAAGCTGTACGTGCTGCAGCTCAGTCGCAAACTGAGTTTTTTGTACGTCAAGGCACTGAACTTACATCTGGCGAATACACAGAAGCTAAAGGCACATTCCGTAAAGCAGTTAACAACAACTTTGAGCCTGTAGTTAAGCCAAAGAAAACAGCGCAGTTTAAAGAAGGCTCGCTTGAAACAGCCATCAATCAGTTTGTTCGCAGCAAAAAAGACGGAACGGTATTGCGCCTCGGGGAAGATGTTGTTAAGAACCCAATCAATAAAATAGAAGCGCAAAACTTTGCTGGCTTCTTAAAACAGAGCTTGCCAAAAAATATTAAGTTTATCTACTCGTACGACGTAAGCGGGTTGCCTAACCACATCCTCAAGCGTTTGGAAGCCGACGGTATTGATCCTACTGATCCTGCCGTAGTAGTTAAAGGCGGTGTTACGCCTGATGGGTATGTGTTTATTATTGGCAATCAGCATGAAAGCCGGCTTGACCTTGAAGTAACGGCAGCGCATGAACTGGTCGGCCACTATGGTATTGACACAATGCTTGGTCGCAAAGGTATGCTGTCGTTGTTAAAGTTGGTTGAAAATTATGAAACGCCTTCAGCAAAACCCGAAGTTGATGAAAGTCGTAGACGGTTTTTAAAAGCGGCAACTGTTTCGGTTGCTGCGTTGCAACTTCCTACTGTCCCATCGTCAATGACTGAAGAACAAATTGTTGAAGCTGCATGGAATACTGTTGATACTGCGAATTCATTTATAGACAAAGTATTACAAACTGTTCCTAATGTAATAAGCAGTAGAACTAAAGACGATTTACAATATGACGCAATGAAAAAACTTGGTATGTTAGGAGAAGAACATAATAATTTATGGGGAGCTTTGTATGATGAAAGTGACATAATGTATCATTCGCAACATGCTATGGAAGAATATGTTGCTGAACATGGCAAACAAGCGCTAAACAATATTCGTGATTTTTACAGAACGTATACTGAAGATTTAATTTCTGTTATAAATAACGCATCGCAAACTAAAAACCAAACGGAAATTAAAACCAACGCTGACAAACGCAGAACAAACATGCTGCAGTTTGCTGAACAGCTTGGCGTTACAAAGTATGTGGAAGAAGTTTTTGTAGCAATGGATAACGCCGTTGCAGCAGCTGAGGCGCGGGGTGACAGCGCCGCACAAATACAAGAAATAAAAGACAAACACCGTATGCTTGCACTGCGTGAGATGATTGCGCGTGTTGCAGAACAGCCTGTGCTTGCAGGGAAAACAACTGAAGCAGCTAAAACAAAAACAATAGCTGACAGAGTAAAAGATTTTGTAAAGAAAATAATTGCTGCTATACGCACCAAGATGATTGAATATGGTTTTACCGAATACGTAAAGCTTGAGACTGGCGATATCTACAACTTGCTACAACACGCTGGCGCTAGTATTCAGAACCACACTATCGGTGTGTACCGTGATCCGGCAGGAGAAACGGCGTTTAGGCGTGACCAAGCTATACCCGGCGTTAATTCCAAAGCAGGGTTGCAATCGTTTGCTGACAGTTATATAGCTCCACCTGCCCCGCGCTTTGGCGAACACTTCTTAACTTCCGCCGGTCTTGCGTTAAAACAAGCTACGGTTGATAGGTGGGCTGGTGTAGCCGAGGCAGGTCGTCGCGGCAAGATGAGTGAAGACAAGTATTACCAGATGATGTACTACGCTCGCGTACATGATAACCGCACGTCTGTTACAGCCAACGCATTAAACAACGGCGCTCCTGTGCTACAGCAAGACAGCAAAGGCAACTACGTACTAAGCGATACAGGCGGCGCTTCGGTTAAGCAGATGGTAAAACTGTTGGGTCAAGTCAAGGACATGGGCAACGCTAACAACGTAGCCAAGGAATTCCAAGCTGGCCTCCTAGCTTATCGCGCGAAGAACCAAGGCGCTGGCAAGCTAAACTTCGAGAACCCCCCATCACGCGCTGCTATTGATGCCGCTATCAAAGATTTTGAGTCTGTGCCAGAGTTTGTTAAAGCGCGTGAAATATACAACCAGTACAACAAAGACTTAATTAACTTCCTTGTTAAAGCCGGTGCTATTAGCAAAAAGCTAGGCGCTGATCTTTTAAAGTACAACGACTACGTACCGTACTACCGCATGGATGGTGACAACGTGGTTTTGGATATTGGCGACCGTCATTCGTTAACCATCGGAAACGTTAAGAGCCAACCGTATCTGCACAGCTTAGTTGGCGACGATCAAAAGGTTCGCAGTGACTTCTTTGCTACGTTGGTTCAGAACACGTCCATGATCGTAGATATGGGTCTTAGCAATTTGGCAACTAAAGAAGTGGCGTTTGGCCTTGAAGGTATGGGGTTGTTGGAAGGCACTTACAGTGCCGAGACTGGCAAAACTAAACGCATCTTTAATGGCCCCGGCCCAGCAGATGAAAAGACTGTGCGCTTTAAGATTGATGGAGAAGAAAAGCACGTACGCGTAGCGTCTGAATCTGTCGGCATTCCATCAAAGCTTTTAGTACAAGGTCTGCACGGCACAACGACTACCATTGGCACCGGCGTAAAACTTATGTCCATGCCAGCTAAATTATTGCGTACGTTAATTACACGTACACCGTTATACCCTGCACGTCAGATCGTGCGTGACTCTGCATCTAACTTCTTAATTGCTGGGGGTAACATGACTCCGGTAACTAGTTCCATAAAACAAATGATAGAAATGTTTGGTGGTGCGGGAGAAGAAGAAAGAACGCTGCAACGCGCAGGTGTGTTTGGTGGGCAGATTATTTCCGGTACATCAGAAGACATGGAAAAGATTCTGTTGCAGTTGATGAAAGGTGATGTCAGCGTTTTGGCTAAGGCTGATATGTTGGCAATGAAGGCAGACGCTTCATCGAGGGTGGCGCTGTACAAGTCGTACAGGCAGCAGGGGTTGTCGGAGATGGAAGCAACGTTAGCTGCTATGGAATCCATGAACTTTAGTAAGCGTGGAACGAGCGGTACGTTGTACGCCTTAAACATGATGGTGCCTTTCTTAAACTCGCAGATACAAGGCTTGAACGTATTGTACGAGTCCATGCGCGGCAAGCTGCCTTTCAATGACAGACTGGGTATCCAACGTAAGCTAGTCTTGCGGGGCACTCTTTTAGCAGCTACAACCATTGCGTATGCAGCCGCTATGCAAGACGACGACGCATACAAACGCGCTAAACCACGCGACAAGTTAACTAATTTCTTTGTGCGCATACCCGGCGTTGAAGAGCCTATCCGCATACCTATTCCATACGAAGCGGGTCTTATCTTTAAAGCGTTGCCTGAAGCTATCTACATGCTTGCCCAGAAAGATACACAAGGTAAACCTGTGTTGGATGCTATGGGCAAGATGCTTGCCGACACTATGCCGTTGGGTCCAACGACGTTCATACCGCAAGCAGTTAAGCCCATACTAGAAGCTAAACTTAACAAGTCGTTCTATACCGGCGAGGACATTGAGGCTACGACAGAAGAAGGGCTACTACCGGAAGCACGTACACGCGAGAAAACAACTGGGGCTGCTATGGCTGTTGGCAACGCGCTGGGTGTTTCGCCTGTTAAAGTAGACTACTTAGCTAACGCATACTTCGGTGGTTACGGTCTGATGCTGATGAACATGCTAGGCGCTGTTATGCCAGCAACTGAAGGTCCTGAAGCGCCGACTAAACGTATGTCTGAAATGCCTCTGGTGGGTTCTATGTTCCAGCCTAACAACGGCAGAGCACAACTGGATGCGTTTTTTAAAAACGCTGAACAGTACACGCAGATTAAAAACACATTCGACAGTCTGATTGAGAATGGCAAACTTAAAGAAGCCGAAGAGTTTGCCGACAAGTATGGGCGCGAGATTGTTACTGCTAGCGTTTCTGAAAAGTTCAAGAACCAGATGTCTGAGTTCTCAAAGATGGAACGCCTTGTTCGCGCTTCGTCCCTCAAGCCTGATGAAAAGCGTTTACGTGTTGACGAGATACGTTATGCCAAGGACGACTTCGCGGCTGCGTTTAATGCCGCCGCCCGCCAATAGTAAACAACACACCGAGCTTGCCATCCTTGATGGCTGGCTCGGCTTTCCCCCACTTACGTACGCGGATACCTTCTTTTAATCCTTCCTCCCGCGTCTTCTCAAGTTCCAACGTTGGTACAAAAAACCCACCATAGCGAGGCAGCGCAGCCCAAGGGTATTTAACTGTCAGCTTCTTAGCCATTTTAGCCAAACGACTCTCTGGGCTGACTGATCTTCACAACGTTGACACGCATAGGTGGTCCGTTGGTTTTGCGCAATAGATCAAACTTATTGATGTACTGCACTCGGTAGATGTTTTCTATGTCACGCTTAAAGTCAGAGAAGCTAAACCCCATTGCAGCACAATGTGCTTTTAGTTGCTGCTCCTCGATGTAGAAGTCAACAAACCCCGGCGCTACCTCGTGCTCCACACGCCCTGCTACCTTAGTACGCAACGTGTTCTTCTCAACCAACGTATCGTCGCCAAACCGCACACCAATAGGATCAGCCGCAGAAAACACAACAAGGTTGCCATAGAAAGTCGTAGTGTAATCTGACAAAACATCCTCTGCCGTCCTAACACTTGCGCGCATCAGCTTGCGCTGCTCCACTACCATACCCTTTAACGCTTTGATAATACCTTCGATGGGCAGGTTAACAATCCCTGCGTAGTTGTCGCCCGCAAGAATAGCTCCGGTCACATCAGCGGCGCAGCCCGCCAACCAAAAGCGCTCATCGTCCACGATGCTGAACTCGACTTTAAGCCGTGCTTCTACTTCTTTGTATACACGTTGTATAGTCTCGCGGTTCTTTACAGCCCACTGAGCAAACAGGGGACCGGCAACGCCATAGCTGTCTTCATACGTTTTAATAAGCTCAAGCTCTTCAGGAGACCAACGCAATTTAGTGCGTGGGTTGTGCTCCAAAACACGACGCAGTTCACCCTCAGACGAATGCTTACGCACACCCGTCATGTAATCTAGCACCACCGTATTAGATGCCATCAAAGCTAGACCCTTCCAGAACGACGTGTTAATCCGTTCCTTGTTAGCCCCTGACTCCATCCTGTCCTTGCCACCACCCTCGCTGTAACTAAAGCAAAAGGAAGGGAACCACTCCAAGTTGGCACGGTTTTTAGTTGTGATCTCATCTGAGATCAGCGCCAGACTGCCTAGTAGGCCAGCCCTTTGCAGCATAGCAACGTCCGATGTAGCTGCGCCTACGCGGTAGCGGTTAGGATGCCCCCAGATAGACGCTGCCATACGCAGCGCGTATGACTTACCAGTACCTGACTCTCTGTGCCCCAAGTGAAACGTCATGCCGTCAATGCCAGAGAACGCCATAACAACAGAACCAAACCCAACACAGGCGCTTGCTAGTAGTGGATGCAAATCTGCAGGTTTGTTGTAGGTGGACGAGGCCAATAAAAGAAAGCGCTTGCGCCACCCCTCCAACGTACCCTCGCGTCCTGTTGCATGAAACACGTTCTCCAGACCCGGCATAGGAATCTTACGAATCGAACCATCAATACCGTAGATCAAGTTATGGTGGACAAACGAGCTGTCCTTCTGCCATCCGTAGTTAGACGGCACACCCATAGCCCCACGCCCTGAACTGTAGTTCTCAACACAACCACGCACGTACATCCACAACTGGGCATCGTTACCTGCACCAAACGCTGCAATAATATTCTGTGATGCTAGTGACTTGGCGATCTCATCCTTGCCAATAATAACTTTCTGTGGAAACAAAATATCTACTGCACCTTCAGGACGCAGCGCCACCATGTGAACCGTGTGGTCGCCATCAATAGGTTTTAGTATGTCCATGACAAACAGATCGTAGGGCAGGATCATACGTTGTGCAGTTACCTTGTTACCTTCCTCATCCGTCGTCGTCTCTTCGCGATAGATGCCCCCCGTTTTGCCATACGAGAACCCGCGAGGCGCTGTCGGGCGAACATACGTAACCTGCGTTGCTTCTTCGTGGGGTGCAGTAGGCTGCTTAACAACCTGTATAACCTTCTCCTCAACCTCAACTTGCACCTCCCTGCCAAGCGCCAATGGGTTAGTTATCTTGCCGTAGTGCTTGCAACCTGTGCAGATGCCGGGGTTTTCACTATCAAACTTAGTGCATGGGTATGGACCTTTGATCTCGCGCAGCTTCTGCGCCATGCGTTCTTTAGTATATGGATGACGGTCAGTAAGAAAGTTCGATGCTTTAACACCGTCTTCGCACTTCGTTGCAATAGAAAGCCAACCGCGCCATAGCGGCTCCATCCCATCTTCAGCAGCGTTTTCAAGGTAGTGTGCGAGCTGTCCGCAGCCTTCACCTTTAGTTGTCTTGTTTAAGATTGTCTTAAAGAACGTGGACGAATTCTCAAACAGCTTGAGTGTGGTTGCTGTCGCAGGTAACGTAGGTCTTTTGCCGGGTATGGCTTCAAAATCTTTTACCGGAGGTATGTCTATGAGATTCTCACGGACGATCTTGGCAAAGTCGTCAAACAAAAACATCTCTGGCGATGGCTCCTGCCATACAACCACCGGCAACGTGATGCCATACTTTCTGACTCGCTTCCAGTTAGTAGTGCCGGGCACACGCAATACACGCGCTGCATCAGCAGGTACAGAGAAATCAATCTTCAAGCCTTCTTGCTTGCACAGGCGTTTAAAGTTTTCAGCAACAGGTTTCCACGCAGCTATATCGACGTTAGCTGTTAAAGGCCAGTACACATGATAGCCCCCGCCTGAATCAACGACGAGAGGCAAACCTAGTTTATCTAAACCTGTTTTACTAAGGAACGCATTAAACGCAGCAAGACCAAGTTCTTTATCAGCGTAAGTCTTGGGACCATCTTCTGCGCAATCAATGTCGAGAAAGAATGAACGCATAACCTTAGCGTTCTCTGCCGTACGATCGCCAGAATGTTTGTACGCCGCTAAAGCAAAGTACGCATCCTTTTCGTCACGGTCAAACTGTGCCGCGTTAACGGCAAGCTCTTCCAATGAGCTACCAAAGATGTGCTCTTTCCTGCGGGAATCAAATTCCGCAATGCAATAAAAAGCTTCAGAGAAAGGAAGTACCGCCGTTAGAAAATCTAACGGTTTCATTAACGCTCCCATATATTAGCGTCCGGTTGTTGGGTTAACTAAAGTCTCGAGGCGTTTAATTATTTCTTCTTGCCAGTCCACAGGCAGCTTACCTTCTGAAAGCATTATGTCTGCGTACCGCACAAGTTCTTTATCTGTTAACTGGCTAAATTGAACGTTGAACATATTCTTCTCCGTGCTTCCTCGCGTGTTGGGGAGGATTGTAGTATTTGTAAAAGCGACGAAACAGCGGCGCGATAAGGTTGTAGTACCTCACCGCCTGAGAACCAGTTGTAAACGGTCTGCCGTGTTGCTCCTGTCGCACCGGAAATCAAAGTCACAGGAACATCTAAATGAATAGCATAGCGTCCGACTTGGTTGCCGAGCGTCTTAGGTGCTTTCATTATCCTGTCTATAACTGTATGTGCGTATGGCATAGGTGTCTAGTAGTTGAGAATGTGGGGTCACTAAGGTAGGAAAGTTCAATGTCACACTTATAAGCCCTAGCCCCCACTGCCGGTGTTATTCGCCACCTCCGGCTGGGCTTTACATGGTGCCGGTTACGATTATCCGGCGTATGTGTCGATGCTACGTTGGCCCATACCGACTCTGTTTAGTCGTCTGTCTCGTCCCAAGCGTCGACTAATTTGTTTAAATCAGCGCCGCCTTTAGGAACGTTCTTACCAACGACTGCTTCTTTGCGTACTGTTGGCTCGTCACCATCGTCTTCTTCAACTTTTGGCTTGGCTTTCTTTACGGCTTTCGGTACCGCACCTGCTACTTCAGACGGCGACACAACTTTAGTATCGGTTTGTGCCACAGTCATCGTAACTGCGTTTAATGCTTCGCGGGTCTGACCCTTCTCGGTAGACACCGCAAACTCATCATCAGTCAACCAACGCTTCGCTTCAAAGAACAGCTTCGGAACCGGAGCCTTCGTATCAAAACGCAGACGCGTAACAACTGCATCAGGACCCGCGCCCATCGCCGTCATATAACGAGCGTACGCTTGCAGGGGGCGATTCTTACCTTCTTCCTTACCAAAGATTGACTGCGCAGGTAACGCCAACTGCATAACGTCGCCATTCAGATCGTTCTCTAGTACAACAGCCAGACGCTGACTGTAACGGCATGCGCGGCTAGTGCCGTCTCCTGAACCCGCGATGTTCTGTGGGCAGGTAGCGCATGTGCTGCTCTGTGGGTTTTCAGCTTTTGCGTCAGGACGCTCGCCATCAGCAGACCAACAAGTCGGGGCTGATGTATTACCTTCTTCGTACTTACCCATGTAGAAAGTGCGTGACACTTTCGGGGCTGCGTTAACGATAACTACATCAAGGTAGCGCTCATCAATGGCTGCAACTTCTTCGCCATTAGAAATCAGACGGAATACACCGCCTTTAATAGAAATACGTTTGCCACCACCAACGCCTCCACCTGCTAGGGCTTTAGCAACTGCTGACAACTCACCGCGTTTGACGAATGAAGGGACTGACGAAGGGTTAAATTCAATAATGTTAGACATAATAGACTCATTTAGTAGGTTTACGAACACTGATCTGATACACCGTATCAGAGTTAAGCCCCGGCGGTACTAACGCTGGGTTTTCTTCAAGGAACTGCGCCATGTTGCGTTGTGCAATGCGCCTCTCCAGAAGGTCTACGGCATCGTTCTGGATAATAAACTCTTTGAACGAACCCCAATCTTGGGTGGTATACCGTGTTTTGGTTCCGAGCATAACGGTGCCGGCATCAGTCTTCATCGACTTCGTACCAAGCGCCATCATCTGCGTTTTCATAGCGTTCTCGATCTCATCTTCCTGCTTGTCGAGTGTTGCTAGTTCTTCTTCATACTGTGAAGTCAGCTCTGCCTTGGCAGTCCTAATTTTTAGGTAGACCTTAGCGAGCTTATCCATTGGGACAAGTTCTGTATTCATTTTTTAGCTCCATGTGGTTGGGTACTGCTGTCAAACATTTTACAACCGGCTTTTTTAAGATGCAAGCTCTTCTTCATATAATTTAACTAGTCCCGCGTGTTCGTCCACGCGGCTTGCCAATTTCCTAAACATCTTCTTTTCCAAATCACTACCCTCGATGTGCACGACAGTCACCTTGTCTGAGTTCTGACCAACACGATCAGTACGAGCGCAGCATTGTAGATATGTTTCTACACTCATGACAGGCCCCCAAAACACCACCGTATCTGCTGCGGTTAGTGTGACCCCATGCGCTGCTGACTGAGGCTGAATGACTAGTACACGAGGTGACTCGGTAGTCTGGAACTGTTTAAAAATTGATGTGCGCTTAGACGCTGACACATCGCCGTGTATTTGCATACATTCAATATTATTCTTTTGCAAATAATCATATATCGTATCAATACTGTGGCGATATGGAGCAAACACCAACACTTTACGGTTTGTTTCTTCTAGCACTTCCAGTAAAACATTCAAGCGCGGGGCGCAGTCAAAGGTAACAACTTCTTGGTTGTCGGTGTACGCTGCTCCCGCGCTAATCTGTAATAGCTTGTTCACACCTGCGGCTGCGTTAACTGCGGTGATGGTCTCTCCTGCGGCTTGCATCACCATGCGATCCTTTAACAGCTTGTAATACTTAGCTTGCTGCGCTGTCATTGGGACTTCACGCGTGACAGTAATAACTGGGGGTAGATCAAGGCACTGCGCTTTTGTAAACCGAATAGCGGGTTGCAACGCTTCGTGCACGTCCGCACCTGCCGTTGGTTTGGGTATCCACTTAAAGCGTGTTGCTTGGTACAGAACCTTGTCACGCCACCCTGTTTGAAACTTAGGCACAGCATCGGGGTTAACCAACTTAGCTAGGCCGTACGCATCCATAGGAGACTGCGCTGCCGGTGTACCTGTCATCATCCACAAATACGTGCGTGGGTTTAATACTTTTGCTAGCGACTTAAAGCGTTGTGTTCCTACATTCTTATACGCATTACATTCGTCGACAATCACCAGATCAAACGTGCCGTCTTTAACTACCTCATCAGCAATTAAGTTCAAGCCTTCGTAGTTAGTAATAACAAAATCGTACCCACCCTTGACCATCTCCAACCTACGTGCTGCCTGTGAATGGTGGGCTACGATACAGCTACGATGAATGATGCTGTTGTTTAAATCTTGCATCCACGCCGAAGTCATAATGGACAGCGGGCACAGAATTAAACAGCGCCGTACTTCTTTAATCTTCATCAGGTAGTCCGCTGCCCACAACGCGGAGAGCGTCTTGCCTGTGCCGGGTTCAGAAAAAACAAACCCACGCCTGTTTAGCGTTAGGAAAGATGCTGTTTCGCGTTGATGAACAAACGGTGTAAAGCGTCCGGGCCAGTCGTACTTACCCTCAATGGGGGACGGTACTTTCTTTACGCCCAGATTGCGCAGGACTCGCGCTTCGTCTAATCCAAAATGTACTGCTACTTCGTATATGCCGTTGTTATGACTGACTATCTTATGCTTGGGAATGATGGAATACTTATCAGGGTCCCGCGTCTTTAAAAGATATAGTTTGTTGTCAATGACTTGCATTACTTATTGTCCCCTTGGTTTACGCTCTTGCTTCGCAACCGTAAATTACCTTTGGTTGACGTGCCACCTTTGCGTAACGGTTTAATGTGGTCGATGTCTTTTCCGCTTCTATCAATGCCCAGTTTGTCGTACATTTTTCTCGCTCTTTGGCGCTCTGACTGGGCACTATCTTTGCCGGACTTGCCGGTCTGTAAATCTCTTTGATACTCTTTCTTGTAGTCTCTGGTTGCCATACTAAACTCCTAATGTCTTGGATGATGTTCACAATCAGTTACCGGACACCAACCACATAACGGCGTTGCGTTCGGATTCCATACGTCAATACTATGGCTAGCTGCAAGACGCGCTACGCGCTCACGATACCGCCACCACAATTGTTCTTGCTCTTCAGCGTTAACTTCATGCGTTACCATTGATTTCTTAACGACAAATAACAGCGCCGACTTCACACTTTTAATATGCGGGAAATGTTTAAACACCATAAGCGACATCAGGGTTAACTGGTCACGGTCAGGATATCTATCATTACCGGTTTTGTAGTCCACCACTCGCGCTGTAAAGTTATCGTCATTAACAATAATTAAGTCAGCGATACCACGTACCCACACATTCTCACTATCGAATGCACAGACATTTAAGTCTTCCGTTAGCGCCATCTCGTACTCAGTAAACTTCCTACCTGTCTTAGCTTTCAACGAGTCCAACGTAGGCTGCACAAACGCAAACTGCTCAGGCAGTGGTGTGTCGCTCTTGATGTAATGCTCTGCGGCTTCGTGCAAATCTTTACCGTAGCGTGTCTGCACCGTGTCTTGGAACGGAAACTTCTTTAACACTTTAACTTCGTGGTAACGTCGTGCGCAGCCTTCAAAATCTTTTAACGCACTGTGCGACCACTTAATTTTTACTGGGTTCACTTAGCATCTCCATAGCGTTTTGCAGCATCTATATCTGCGTTCAACGGCAGCCCCGGCATGTAGTCGGGCACTGTAGTCATCTGTTCAAGCACCCACGGCAAAGCGTCTGAAACGTGTGTTTCAGGTACAAGCACCGCAACTTCATCGTGGACAGTTAACACACAAGGATAGCGCTTTTGTATGCGAAGCATGCCGTCCGTCATGATGCAACGAGCTACTGCCTGAACGATGTTTTCAGTCAGCTTCCCACCATACAACTTCTTCTCATCAGGACCATACGACCACTGCACACGGCCTCTCTCATCTGCTGTCCCCTTTAACTCAGGGTAGCGTAAAGATAAGCCGCTTGGTAATACGATCTCGCCTTCTTTAAATGTAACGCATTTGTGTTGGTATTCTACCCCATCGCGCAAGCTGCGCAAGATCAACTCTTGGCACATCGCCCAAAAATCAACCACAGGCTGCGCCGCACTACGGTACTTGTCTATGATCTCTTTAGCAACTAGGCAATGTACCAACAGCTCTTGTTCTGTACAGGTGTGCGGGATTGCGCGCATCTTCTCTAGGTTCACGTGCCACCCAAGAAAATCTTGCACCTTCTCCGCTGTCACGCCTAGCTGTCTCGCGTCTGCCTTTGTGTAGCGTAACGGCTTGGCTCCAAGGAACCCTGTCAGTAGCTGCGCTGCAAACGATGCCCAGCCTAAGTTATATCCTGCACCAAGCAACGCTGACTTAGCCGACTGCCGTTCCACAGGATGTGTGTCCTTTGTCATGCCGGGCAAGTTAAACATCTGCGCACCGAAGGTAGCGTACGCATCACCCCCACCGCGAAACACATCAAGCAGCGCGTCATACCCAGCCAACCAACCCAGTACACGCGGCTCGATCTGTGCAAGGTCAGAGACAATTAACATGTAACCATCTGGTGCAAGGATGGATTTGCGCAAGAACGACCCACGCTTCATGTTCTGCATGTTGATGCCACTACCCCTGCTTGCCGACCACCGCCCAGTATGAGCGCCGTAGTAGTTTAGCGGAACTGGGAGCGTTCCTCTTTGTGCGATGTCGTAAAATCGCTGCGCTCTCGTACGCTCCAACGTTGATTTAACTCGCAGTCGTGCTTGGCATAGGAGTGCGACGTCTTTTCGTTCTCCAGTAAGTAACGCTTGGAAATGCGCATCATTTTTCGCAAGTGCCAATGTCTTTTTGCCTGTAGTCTTGCTGATTTTAGTTGGTACTTCACAGCCCAGAGCTTCCAGTAAACTTGCAAACTTAGGGTTACTAGCCAACGCGGCATCGTCAATTTTAAGACGCGCAAGTAATTCTTCACGTTCTTCCTTTTCTTCTAGTATCGCACTGCTTAACATGTTGGGGTCTAGCTCGAGCGTAGGATGTGTAAACATCTTTAGCGTCATGTCGATCAACATTAGCTCTTTCGCTGGGTATCCTTTGACCAACCTCTTGAAAACCTCGATGCACAGAAAGACATCATGCGCACAGTACGCTGCGAGTTCAGCTTCGACTTTTTCAGGAATCTCGGATAACCCGTCTGTGGAATGTACGGCTCTTCCCTTCTCTGGTAACCCGAAATCGGCGGCGAGTTTTGCAAGACTATTCCCGACCTCCACGCCTCGCAAAGCACGGGCCATACTGAGAGAGTCAAAAATAAAACAAGGACTAGCACCGTATATCCAGTCCAAGATTGATACATCAAACATAGCGTTATGAGCGAGTACGGCAGTAGTGCTCCAATCAATTTCAGCGATGTAATCAGGTAAATTTTCATAAGTTATCCATGTGGTTGTGTCTTCATCAAGGTAACGAAAGCATGCACCGAACGCTTTAAAACGTGCGTCTCGTATGTATTCTTCTGTTGTCAGCTTCGACAGCGTGTACTCTTTGCTTGACCAACGTGTTTCAAAGTCAACGGCAATGATTCGTTTGTATGGTTTTTTCAAGTGTTCTTCTCTTTTATCTTGGCTTCAAGTAACCGCTCGTAACCCCAGTTATCATCTTCTTCTCCGTCATCCAGAGAATCCATGTAGTCACCAAACACGTCGTTAATTTCCTCATCAGTCAGCCCTACCCATTCTTTATTCAACTCGTTTATCACCCTCTGTATCAGCGCATTTGCTATGTCTGGCTTTTCCATAGCCGTTGTTAATACTTCAATCAATCTTTGTTTAGTAGCCACCGTTCTTCTCCTTTAGCTTGGCTTCAATGGCGCGATAGATGTCTTCGGTTTTATACGCCCCCATGCCTTTTACTTTGATCTCGTGGTGCACATCGGCTATCTCTTCATCCGTCAGCCCTACCCATGCTCGTGCGGATTCTGCTTCTTTGTTGTCCGAAATCTGTATACTCCCTTCGGACGTGTGGATTTCTTCAAACATCTTATCTCTCAGCTCGTCACGCTGCCTTAAAATGCAAGCGTGTCGGTCGCAGTAGTACCCGCAGCTATGTATGTCGTAATCGCTCATAACTCCTCCCCGTTTTGTTCGGCTTGTTTATTCATGTCTTGTAGCCCCCTTGCGCGGATAGCTTTAGCACACCAATTTGCAGCATTCCATCCGGGTTCTTCACACACTTTGGCACACGCTTCGCGCTCTGCTTCTGCGACTAAGTTGGCAAATCTTTCAATAGCTGCGTATTCTCTATCTTTATGCGCCCACAGCTCTGATTCTTCTGCTAGGCGCACAATTTCTTTTTCAGTCATCCCTGCCCCCTCGCTTTCATCATTGCGTCTGCCATACCGTATGCGGATTCCTCAATCCAACCACCAAATGCGCCACCTGTTTTTAATATTTGCTCTTGTAGTTTAGGATTGGCAAGTAAGCCCTGCATAGCCTTCGCTGCAAAGTAATCACGCAAATCCATGCCTTCGCTTCTGTTGTTTGGGTATGCTTTCATTTCCACTCTCCGTATATGTCTACCAAACCGAGCTTGACCTTGATACGAAACTTCAGCATTGACCACCACGACTTTGACATCTCATTCATACGTCTTTGTGTAGCTATCAACTCACACATCGTTTCTGTGTGCAGCATGGACAGTCGGTTGTACGCTAACTCCATTTGTTCTTTATCCATTATTTCAAGCTCCCGATTTAAGTGCTTTTAAATCACCAATCACAACCCCAT